AGGCTCGCCCCCAGTTTGCGTTTTCCTTGCCCCAGTTACCACCCTTCCACGGCCCTTCCGCCCACTTAAAAGATACAACTATAAATCCTTCAACTTGCCCCGTAAGTGTCCCATCAGTGTTTATTTCTGGACAAATATAATCATAAACATAGACATCATTCATGCCTGCGAATACGTTTTTACCTTGGGAATTCAGCAGCTTGAAGCTGTAATCCATTAGCTTGCCGCCATTTAACAGGTTCATTCCAGCGATGCCTGCCTGTGTTTTATCTGGCCTCAGAACAACATGGCAGTTGCGGGTGGAGCTTGCGTTTAAAATTGCTAGTAATCGGCCTCCTATGGGCGTTTCAGGATACCCAGAACCCAATCTGCCCAAAACCCTTTTAGCTAATTCTCTCTGATGTTTATTGTCTGTTTGAGAGTAAAAGTTTTCATAAATTAAATCTAGATTGGCTTGTAATCCGCATTTTGGATTACCCTGCTCGCTTGAAGGCGTTAATGCGGACGGACTATACTTAAGGTGCTGTCTAGCGCTGCTCGCCATGTGTTGACCCCAAAGGTGAACGTTCCAGACATTATTACCGACAGTAAACATGAATTTAGAATCCTGTACGGTAGCGTTGTCTGTGTAAAGGCAGACCGTTTGGTAATCATCGTAGTTTGCGTTAAAGTGGCCTCCCGTTCTAAGCACTGGCCAACTTCCAGCCCTTGTGTGGGTAAAAAGTTTGTAAGTGCCTATATTATTACGAATTCGTATTGGGCGAGGGCCTCCCCACTTCACTCCCATCGTAACCAAAGACTGCGGCGCAGTTGGGTTCCAACCGTTAGCCCCCCCTAAATTTCCAACACCTTTCAGTTCCTCAAAGAATCCTGAAATCAGCTTGTTATCGTTAAATTGCAGAGCGCCTGTTGGATCAGTAGCTGATCCCAAGTCAAAGTAACCCTTAAGCGTGTTATTATCTGTGACAGCAACAGGGGTATCATCAAGATATACACCTTGTAAAATATTGCCACCATCACAAATCAAGCCATTTTGATTTACTATTCCAGCGATTGGGCCATCAGTCAGCAAGTCAATTGTCTCTGCGTAACTGTGAGATGCTCCATATTGTTGTGAGCCAAGCTGTGGAGGCAAATAAACAGGTGGTATAATCTCGGGGCCTTTAGAATTGTGTTTAGTGTTGTTTTTGGCGGAACTTCCACCACCACCACCGCCGCCGCCGCCGCTGCGACCTCTATTCCGAAAGCTGGGTTGCGGTGTGGCTCCCCCACCTCGTCGGCTCGCTCTCAAGTAACTTGCACCGCCAGCAAGCCTTATCTTTTTGTTAATATGCTTCATTAGTCCCCAGCGGTATAAATTTCCTGCATGACATCTACTTGACCTTCCACGTTAAAAGGATTTTGATTAAACGCTCTTGAAGTCTTGTGTGACATTGGAAAGGATTTGATTGTTGCCTGAACAACTGAAGATCCAATCTTTAATCTCCCATAGCCAATAGGCACTGGGTCTCCTTGTGATGCAATGTTAGCCACATTGTTAAAAACCATCGATGCGACTGCTGCCCTTGATTGAAATGTGACAGGTTCATCTTGGGCAGGTGCGCTAGTATCTGTGGCGGCTGTACCTCCCACATCAGGTCTTTGTTCAGGCTTTGGCTTTAGCGCTTTACCGAGCATCGCCGCTCCCGCACCAACGGCCACCGCCGCGCCCGCAGTAGCGAGTGCGCCCCCGCCAAATATTCCTGCGATTCCTGTAACTAGAGTCGCGGCTCCAACTATTACAGGCACTAAATCAACTTGTTTTATCTTTTTAGATATGTGGCCCCTGTCAACGATTATATCATAATGTAATCCCTGTCTTTTAAGTTCATTGAATCGTTTAAGAAAACCCTTTCTATTGCAATCGATAGCTCTGACAACATCTTGGGGTTTTACGATATTTAAAACGAATTCGTCTTGATACTCCTTCGCTAAAAGTCCATGTAATTTTATAGTCGTCATACGAGTGCCTTCATCCTTCTCAATATGTTTACATTACATTCGACTTTTTGTGGCTCATAAATATGTATTTTTTTTGTATTTAAAGAATAAATTAGAAACGGTAGGCAACAATTTTCGGCCATTTTAATGTCGAATTCCGAAGGCTGTTCATCGCCAATCATATGGCTATGGAAAACTCCCACCATTTCATATTTATCCTTAAATAAAAGATAATTAATTGGGTCAATTAGAAAAAATTCACTAGGAGAAGGCGAACTATTATCTTCCTGCTTTACAATAAAAGATTGATCCTGTTCATCAAAGCCAATGAACCCACAAGCTTCAATTGTGGGGTTCTGGTCCCCTATCTGCTCGATTTCGCGGAATGCACTCTTGAGTGTTTTAAACTTGTGAACCTTCTCCATATCCAAATCCATCTGTTCCTGGGTATCCACCGAAGCGTGGGTATGGTGAGCTTGGGTTTTTGATTTTTTGTAAAACATCTAGTTCAACAAAAGAATGTTCACCAGTGCCGTAAAAGCCCGATCCAGTTAAGAAATAATTGTTCTCAGATTTATCTACCAAACCCGTTACATTGCCGCCGATGTCTCCCGTGGTCATATCCCACCAAGCGATCAACCCGCTTCCATTAGTCACCCCTGTTATACCAGCGCGTTGGCCAGTGCATTCGTGGAAAGGTCGAGGCACAAAGTTAATAGTCTGATCCTCTGGGGTTCCAATAGGGTTTTCTATATCTTTATACAAAAAATCTATCTCCTCGTCATTTAAAGACCTATTCCAAATAGCCCATGGGCCAAGTTCCCCGTTCATGGAAGCGTGGCCCGATCCCGTGTTATATGGGATGCCTCCCAACATAAAGTGTTGCGGGACAAAACCACTTAAATTTCTAATTTCCTGATTTTTAAACAGTCTATTTCTTTTGGTTTCGACCTTGTTAAGTAGTGGGCCATTTCCAACGAAAGTTCTTAAGCGTGTTCCATAAGTTATGTCTTCCCAATCTGGATCAAGAGTACCTTGACCCTCGTTTGTTATGGCGTAAAAATACCAAGTTGGACTTAGCACTGAGCCAAGGTCAAAGGTTTCAGCGTCGTCTCGCAGTGGGAAGCCCTGCACATCAGCCTCA